AATTGACCTGTTCTATATGCTTCATCTCTACTTTCAAGCATTATATTTTTTGCTTTTCTAATAGAATCCACAATCATAAGTTTTGGTGGTCTTGTATTTTGTCTTGGATCGGATACAGAAATTACAGCAGTGTCAGAATTTGTCTGATTATTATTATTACTTGCTGTAAGTTTAAGTGTATGATCTCCATGTTTATTAACATCTTTAAGTGTAGTAGAATTTGTAGTTGTACCCTCAAGCACAGCAGTACTGTTACCGGGCTTAGATACCAGTTCCCAAGTCATTCCAGTAAGAGTAGCCCCTGTACTAATAGCACTACCTGTAACAGGAATATCTACCCCTGCTATCTTATGATGTTTATATGTTTCTGTTCCAAGCAATGGATAATAAGTATGACTCCAATCCATGTTATAGATATTATTAAAGACAGTATCGGATCGTAAATTTAATGAATTTGTAAACGGTACATCTTTAATTTCAATTTTATAAACACCTTTCATTATATTTCCAAGATCTGTACTCTGTACCCAGATCTCTAAATACAGATAATCATAACTTTGTGGAAATAACAAATTCCATCCCCATTGTCCATCTATTGCATTTGGATTTACTGTGTTACCCTGATTATTATACATTTGTCTACCTATACCAAAGAAATAAGCCATATTTTTTGCTGCTGGTTCTCCTGTAAGTTTAAATCCTAAACTATTCCTGTTATATCCTTTACCATGTTTAATAAGTGGTATAATTGTAGTATCACCAGTTTCATTATCTGTGATACTATCTGTATGTTTAGTAACAATAATACCAATAATTTCAGGTGGCTCAAATCCCATTTCTCTAAAAGGTATTGTTTTATTACCACCTGCACTGACTGTAAGAGTAGAAGTAGGTGGAGTATTGGCTACTATTTCATTACTTCTACTTATATTACCTGCATTATCTTCAACTTCTACCACATATCTATAACTCTTATCTGGGGTAACTGTTCTATCTGTATATTCAAGTAAGGTTTGTCCACTTTCTATTTTTTCTCCATCTCTAAGAAGTCTGTACTCTTTTACACCAGATTCTGTATCGGTACTTTGAGTCCAAATAAGTCCAACTTCTGTTTGAGCAAGTCTATTTGTAGAAAGTACAGGAGCAGTCGGTGGAGTAATATCAGTCTGCTTAGTTACAGTATATGTTATTATTTTAGGTGTTTTATTTCTTTTTCCCTGGAACTCAGTTACTACATTCATTTCAATAGAATATGAACCCTCTTTGCTGAACACTATCTGCTTAGGATTGTCGGTATCATTTCCAGAGAATGTAACTTGCGAAACTTCTCCACCTTTTACACTCCATTCTATTCCCTCAATTTGTCCACCCATACTGTCTATTGAATATCCAAGTGAGTGGATAACATTTGGAGAAGCAAATGGAATTTGTAAGTTGTAAGAGTCCTGCGTAATTCTTATAATTGCATCTGCTATTGTAGGTTCTTCCAGTTTTTCATAATACCGAACTTCTACATGTCCCCTGTTTATCCCTATACTGTTAAAGTCTTCTCCAAGCAGAGTATGTAAGGTAATTGTTATGTTATCTTTATCAATTGCTACAGAATGTCCAGCATCTATACCATCTGGATCTCCCAGTCTGATTTTTTTAGTAAGTTCATCTGGGAATATCATTACATCCATACCTACCACTTTTGTCCACTTAGTTCCCAGATCATGAGATACTGTAACAGTTCTTGTTTTACTCATATCCCATTTACCTATGTTATATACAGATGTTTTAGTAGGAATAAGAGTAGAAAGTGAATATGGAGTAAGTGCTACTGTATTATTTGAACTGTCAGTAGCCTCAACTTCTGTAGCAAGTTTTACAATCCCTGCTTTTGTAGAAGAAGCCACAGGCAGTGGATGTCCTTTTTTCTTTGCAGGATCTGGATTTATACTATAATAATTGTCTTCAAGTCTACTGATTTGAGCAATCATCTTAATTAAAGAATCTTGATCAGTTGCTCCTGTAAGGAGTTTTAAAGTATTATTTGAATACTTCCATATAACAACTTGTCCAGGTTTAAATGTAATACTTTCATTACCATTAAGTTGAATTATCTGTCCAGAGGCTGAATTTATGTTCTTTCTTACAGTAGTTGTATGGGTAAATTCAGTGATAACAATAGAATTATGGGAAAGTCCTGTAATTCCTTTAAGTTCTTCTGAGTTCGCATTGTCTATAACAATGTAAGCCTGATCTGTACCTTTGGAAGTATTAAGGAGTCCTGTACCTTTTTCTATTCTGTAATGAGTCTCTGTACTACATCTAAGAGTATGCATTATTAGATCTCCATATACTTCAAGTTCGGTAGTTGTATCTCCAATGTCCATTTTTCTCTTATACTTAAAGAGAACACTGTCTTCTGCTGGATTAAATGACATTTTTAGGTAATCCCACTCGGCAGGAGTCATAGGAGGAATTCCTGCTACAGCACCTGTAAAAAGGATAGTATCCCCAGAGATGCTCATTACACTCTTGTTTCTATTTCCAAGTACAGAAACTGAACCCAATGTATTTACATCGGTGTACATACCTATACCTGCATACTTTGTACCAAAGATTGCTCTCATATGATTGTCCACCTTAGCATAAGAGATCTCTGCATATCCAGTATCTGTAATGGTATTATGCTTGTAATGTTGTCTATACCAAAGAGTAATCTGCTTATTTCTTCTTTCCTGTTCTTTTGGAAGTTTGGTAGTCCTGTCATAAGGATCTCTTATGATATTTGTAAGTGAAAGAGTAGAAATGTCTCCTGGAATTTCTCTATCTACACCCAGGGCTACAGCGTAGTAATTTGAATATACTTCATTTGTAAGTGGATCATGCACAGGTGTACCCAGCATTACAGTATTATCTACAATACCATCGCTGTTATAATCTTTAATGGTATGACCCTGTACTATATGTCCAAGTTCTTTATATGTTCTTATAGTTTTAAAGAGATCCTTATTTACATTTATAAGGCTCATTTCTTTCTTATATCTAAGAACACCACCATCAGAGTAGACAGAATATACACTTCCATCTGCTGACATTACTATATCCCCAGGATTTTTAGGTGTACCATCTGGATTAAATTCTGTAACAGGATCTCCATCTTGGATACCTGTGGTAGATGTTACTGTAACATGATTACCCCTGTCTCCTTTATCTCCTTTATCTCCTTTTCTTGTAAGTCCTGGGATTCCTCGACTACCTGTATCTCCTTTTTCTCCTTTGATACCTTTATGCATATAAATTTGCTCAAAGTTGTAATTGAATACTTCAATGAGTTCTGCTACAGTAGTATCTTGCGTAAGTCGTTTGAGAACCAGATTTGGGTAGTGTGGAAATATTAAATTTCTTTTACTCATATTCTGTGTAATTTTATTATAGTATAAATTCTTAGATTAGTTCCAGATTTAATAGAAGCCGTTATTTCTCCTACCTCTGGACTTTGCCTTGTATGTATCTTGTACTCGGTGTAACCAGCGTTCAGAATGTCCTCGAAACCAAGTTCTGCTTCGATTTCAGTATCTACACTTTCAAGTCCATAAATGACAGGGGTAACTGTGTAAAGTCTAAGTATATTTTTAAGTATATCTTTGTCTTCTATATCTAGCATTCCTTGTAAGATACTTAGGAAAGAGTACCGAAGAGTAATAGTACTTTCTAAGTGGTCAAGTATTTCTACGACAGAGTTATTCTCTATTTTTATATTTCTTGGAATTTTGTACCACTTAGAACATAAGTATTCTCTTTTCTCTACTACATCTATATTATCCTGCATAGTTGGTACTATACTTGTCTTCTCCAAAGAATATTCTCCAAGTTCTGGGTAGATCCTTTCTACAGTTTTAAAATCCTTTCTCATAGATTTTCTATATTCTGTGAGTTCAAAGGTCTCTCCAGAAGTTACTTCTGTACCTTTTACTTTACTTAGAAGATCATTCCATGACATAGAGAAAGTTTTCCAATTTTTAACTTTTAAAACATCATCTGGATGTTTAAGATCATTCCAAGAGAAATCTCTATCTTCCTTTTTAAAAGATATTATTTCCTTAAATTCTGGAATACCCCACCCTGACACTCTGTTTATTTTTATCCCATTTATATCTTTGCTTTTAACTTCGAAGTAAGAAACTGTGGTAGAAAGTGCAGGGATAAGTTCACTCTTCTCCTCTGTAAAGTATTCTTTCTTAACTTCCATAGAGTGAGCAGGGTAGACTTCCATTTTTATAGGAGAAATAGGTATACTTTCTCCACCTGATATCTTATAGAAATATGAATAATCAGTTTTTATCCCGGATGTTAAAGCATCAATAATGGCACTGGCAGAGATGAGTTCCATTATCTTTGAGTAATATTCTTTACCTCCACTTACCTGTATCCATCGAAGTTCTCTAAGATCTACACTTCTTTTAAGTTCTTCAAAAGTAGAAAGTCTAAGTACAGGGAATGAAAAATCTGATATAAAATAAAGATTCTTCCCTGAGTAATCTTTTGTAATGATTCCTGTCTTTTCAACAGAGGTAATCATAGGAAATTCTTTTCCATAATCTGATTGAATCCTGTACTTATCTCCTGTTTCTGTATTATCATTAGTACTTACAAGAGTACCTGTGCTAGTATATCCAATTAGAGTACCAAAGTCTTTATTATCATTCTCTTTTACACAATCTTTAATTTGCAAAGGAGAAGAAAATTCAAGAAATCCAGTTGTAAAGTTTACTCCTGTTACTCTGTTATAAAGTTCTACTCCATAGAGATTATCTTTACCTATGAAATCTACACCTCCTGTATTTGGAATTGTAAGTTTCTTTCCATACTTAATTTTTCCATCAGAGTGCCGAGTCTTTAAAGATTTAATCATATAAAGCAAACTGTAAGAAAGTCCACCCTCTACTTTGTAATCTTCGAGAGTAACTTCTGAGAGTACTTGGATTGCTCTATCATCTTCATTTATAAGAATAGAATGTCTAAGTGGATTGAGAAGTTCATTGTTCACTTGAAGAAGTACAGAAAATTTATATCCTGCATAGTTTTTACCTACATTTAAATGAACACCTCTGAAAAATATATTACCCTCTGAATCCACTATCGAATATCCACTTGTTGCTTTATTCTTTAAGTAATAATTCTCAAAGTATCCAGGAGTCTTTGTAAAATCCAGAATAGAAAATTTATCTACGAAGTATGATGCTCCTTTTTGTTTTGTTCCACCTATATGATACCACTCATGTGTGTGAAGTTCTGGGGTAGGTATCTTTGTAGTAATAGATGGAATACCCATAGAAACACCATGCGTAAGATTTGTAGAAATTCTTGGAACTTTGTTTGTAGAAAGTTCAGATGTTTTAATATTCCACCTACAAATATATGGATAAACTTTATTTTTATAAAGAAGTTCTCTAAGTTTTCTCTCTTCAAGAATAGAATATTCTGAGTATTCTATATGTCTACTCTTATGTTTATCTCCCTCTATTTTTGAAAGTCCAGGAAATGTTTTAAGTTCAAGATCGTTGTTTGTAATTTCTGGAACTACTGTCGGAGTACCCTCAAGTACCCTATAAGTGGTATATCCTTTTACTCCTACAAAACTACTACCTGTTGAGTATCTTACTCTATTATAAGCAATTGATCCACTTCCAAATACAAAATATCTCTCATTTTCTTTAATTTCTTTTATAGCATAGAACTCTGTATGTTCAGTTCTTAAATTTTCTACATCTTCTGTTTGGAAGAAAGCAAAATCTACTATAGAAAGAGGTTTAAGTGTACAAATTACAGTTTTTGGTCTTCTGTAAGGAGTAAGAAGTCCTTTCTCGTGTATTATTTCATGTCCCTCTACTGCATAATATATGCTGTCTTTTTCATTTTCTATGGATACTGCTACTGAATCTATAATTTTTATATCATTTATGCTACTTGTAACATTCATAACTTCTGAGTACCCATCTTTTGTAAGCAAGAAGTCATCTTTTGAAATTTTTGTACTATGTTCTACTGGAATAACTGCTCGACTTCCATCATCTTTTCCACCACCAGATAAATTCACTGTTTTTATGTTTTCAGTTGTAGAAATAACCTCCCACTTATGTGTAGAATAGTAGAGTTCTCTTATGAGAACATTTTCCTTAAGTTCTACAACTTCCAATGTAGAATCTTCATCAAGTGTATTTCTTATAGCCTGTGCTATTGATTTTGTAATATCTGATTTTGTACCTCTGTGATTGAATATCATATCGGTAGCCTTACCAACTGTATGTTCCTCTACAAGTGGAAGATCATCTGCTATGATTTCAATTGTAATAATACCATTTTTTCTGATATAAACAGAATCTCCATAATCCAGTTCTCCAACAACTTCCAAGAATCCAAAACTACCTTTTGCTTCATCATACTCAGATGGTATACTTACTTTAGGAACTGGTGAAATATCCATTGGTGTTTTAAGTATACAACTTCCATCTTCATCTTTATAAAAATCATAAAGTAAATCATTTTCACTTTTAATGATCTGTATACCCTTTTCCTTTTTAATTTCATTTCTAAATACAAGTTTACTTACTTTTTCAAGTCCGAAAGGCACTATATTCTTTGTATGTGGTATTCTTAGATTTTCAAGAGTCTTCTCTGTATCAATTACAACTTCCTCTACTTCTTCAACATCAGAGTAGACACCAAAGTATATCCATTTCCCTGTATCATCGCTTTCATCAGAGAATCCAAATTCAAGATTTAGAACAGAAGTAGAAATTAATCCAAGTCTTTCAAATCCAGATATAATTTGTTCATCATCAAGAGTTACAACACCAACACTATCTCTAAGTGGCTCAGTTTTAGAAGTAAAAACACCTGTCTTTGTATCTATACCAAAGTAGGTCATTTCCTTTGATTTAACATTAAAATAAACAGGGAGTTCTTTTCTATCTTTGTTATAGATTATAGAAGAAAGATACTTACCAAGAGATCCAGATGTGAGATTGTATTGCTCAATGAGAGTACTACTTTTAATTGTCTCATAAAGGTCTTTATACATTACCTTGCATTTGTAGATAAGAAAATACTTTGGAAGTTCTTTTTCTACCCAGAGTGGTGCAAAAATCCTGAAATCATCTTTAATTCTAAAATCTTCATTCCTTAGACAACCATAACTGCTTGAAAGATATCTTGTATCTGATTCTGTTACAGGAAGTTCAAGTTCACTTTTTCCAAATGAATGTATACCTGTATATCCAAGAATTTTAGATAAGATAGAGACATCCTGGGGAAAAGAAGTACCTGCCTGTATACTTTCTGATCTTTCAAGAGAGTCTAAAGTACCCACAAGAAGAGTACTACCTTTATCTCCAACAGTTATCTTTATATTACCACTAAGTTTAATGTTTGTGCGTATCAGTGCTTTCATATCAGTATTTACCTATATAAAAATTGGGAGATGAAAATTACTCTCATCTCCCAATTGCCGATTTAAATTATTTTTATAATGAAGTTTAAAATTTTATATTCCTGTAATATGTTTACTTCCTACAATAAGAAGTTTTTTACTACCATTAAATTCTACACATTGTACTTCAATGTATCCATCTCCTTTTGAAACATCAAACATTGGATTACCTTGAACAAGTTCATATCCTGTACTTGTGGAAACATTAAGGAAGATTCTATTTGCCACAGGGTTAAGGATTCCTAAATTTGTATTTGTTCCATTCTTTTTATAAAGTTGGAGTTTTATAATCTGATTTACTTTAATATTATTTACATCTATCGAAATAAGAGCAGTATTCCCTGGAGTAAGTTGTGTATTATTGTTGCTACAATCAAGCATCACATAACTTGCTGAACTTATATCAAGTTTAGTACTTGCACTTTCTCCTACATTATTTGAATTTACAGAAAGTACAACTGGTGTATTTCCAATGGTAATAGCACCATAATCCATAGCCCCAGAAATATTTATATCTTCAACTTCAAGTGTCTCCACTTTAAGTTTTTTAATTGTAGATTTTTCATTTCCCTCTATAATAAGTACAGGTGCTTTAATTGTACCATCATGTTCAATAGAAAGAACACTACCTGAGATATTGCTATCTCCACCTGGAAGAATAGAAAGCAGAGTACCTTTATCTCCTGTAAGTACTATTCTCCCAGTAATTACACTATCTCCACCTGGCTTACTTACAGATGTATTTGTACTTATGACATTAGTTTCGTAATTTACCACACTTAGAATCTTTCCAAATTCTTTACTTACCAAGTCAAAATTGTCATTAATCTTCCCTGGAGCATAATATGGAGATTCAGTCATTTCAATTTTTTGAATCTTTAAGGTGCTCATAGATTTTTAAATATTTCGATTATGTATTTGGATATATATAACCAAACATTTCGGATATATGGACAACATTAAGAAAAATTCCATAGATACGCTACTTACAATGATGCTCAGAACTGATAAGAATATCATATCTACACTTTCTGGACTTCGTAGTATCTATACAGAATCTGATTCTGCACTTACTGTGGAATTTACAGATAACTCTGGATCTATTACAGAGTACAAGATACCAAGTATTGCTTATCTTATAGAAAAAATTAAAAAACTTGAACATAGTTACAATGATCTTCTTGGTATAGAATTTGGAACTACTGTAATTAAAACAAATGGTGCCATTCCAAAGACACTTTACCTAAGTTCTCCACCTATAAGTTTAGAGAGCAAAGCAATTCCAGATGTTGAGTATTTTTATACAAAAAATAAAAATGCTCTTTATCAAAAACTTGAAGCAAATCCAACTTATATAAGAATCCCTGTTCCAGATGGTCAAGATTCTATGCTTATTAAAAAATATGAACTTGATTCTCAGGAAAGTGCACCTGTCCTTAAATCCTTACTTTCTACAAAGACACTTTCAGAAAATGACCTTTTAAATGTTCTTTCTGCAAACAACATACCTTTTTCTGCTTCTGAAAGCGTAGAAAATATAGAATATAGAACACTTAAGTACACAGGAGAATTTTCTATCCTGGATACTAAAAAAGATTCTGTACTTATTGGAGATACTTCTGTAAACAGACTACTTTATAAGGTAAACACTCTTTATTTTATAGACCAGGAAACAGGAGGAGAAATTAGACTATCTGTTGGAGATAAGTTACATTATACAACAGATACTCAAAATGATATCTTTGAAGTTACATTTATAGATTATGATAATTCTTATATTGCCCTGCTTCCATACTCAGGTACTGGATCTATTACTGTAAGTGTTACACATAAACTTAAACTTTTTAGTACTGTCTATTCTAAAAATTACATTGAATATCCTGTAAAAAATGGAGTAATTGTACTTTTTTCAAAAAATATAAATCCATCGGGAAATATTGCAAGTAATGAGTGGAGCGTAGGTACTGTAATCAATGTAGATAAACTTAGAAATGGAAGCAGTACAGAGAAAGAGACAATGACTTCTTATAAAGGAAGTTTTCCATCGGTTCTTGATACTCTTGAATATTTAACAAATGAGAAACTTGTTCCTACATCTCGGCTTGTTCCTCCTGCTATCCCTGTTCTTGATAAGGATAAATTTACAGTTTCTGTTGTAAATTCACACAAAGCATCAAAAGATAAAACAGATCAATTATCAAGACAATACAGTAATAAACTTAAACTTGAACAAGATCTTAAAGTTACAGAACTTGCTCTTATTACAAACAGAACAAAACTATTTCTTGGACAATATTCTTCAGATACTGAGTATAAGACTATTACCACAGAAATTGCTACTCTTGTAGAAACTAAGAAATCTATTACAACAGAGATTTCTTCTATTATAGAAAATATTCTATCTGCTAACATAGAAGATATAAAATTTTCTCCTAAGTATCATATCAAAGGATTTATCGATATTCCTGCTCCAAAAGAAACAGAAAATGGAGATGAAAGTTTTAAGCAGGAAATCATCGGATTTGATGTTGAGTATAGATATCTTTCAAGTACAGACACTGTAAATGATTCCTACTCTCCAACTATTATAAACACAGGTACTGGGACTACTACTGCTGTAATGAGTAAGTGGATATCTCTTCCTACAAAAACCAGAGATAGAGATACAAATGGAAACTGGATCCCAGAAGATTATTCTTCAGTTGACAATATAAATTCTAACCAAGTAGAAATACCAATCACTAAGGGAGAAAAAGTAGAAATAAGATGTAAATCAATTTCTTCTGTTGGATATCCAACTACAAAGACTACCAGTGAATGGAGCAAATCTATTGTGGTAGAATTTCCAGAATCTCTAATTGCAGAAACAGATACACTTCTGCAAAACATTTCCAATGAGAAAATTCTTTTACAGCTTAAAAATCAACTTGCAAGTCTTAAACTTCTTGACCATGCAACTGACTCTATAAATATAGGAGAAAGAGATTATTCGCACTCGGCAGATACAATTTATACTACATTTAGAACACCAGAGAACAAGCCAAAATCTGTTTCTGATATACTTCTTGACCATTCTACAAATATAGAAAAACTTATGTCAATTATAAATCAGAAACAAGGACAACTTAAAGTTGAACTTTTATCTTCTGATGGTGTTTTAATTTCTTCTGTTGGTAACAATACTACAAATAAGATATTTGCTGGATATTACACAGATCTTATTTCTACATCTTCTATAAAGAAAGGAGAGATTGTCTCTAAACTTTACTACATAAGACTATCGAATCCAACAACTACACCTATTGAACTTGTAAGTTTTGTGCCAGGTGTAAATTCAGATAGACTTCCAGATGTATCTGGGACTCCATATCCTGGATATTTGCATTCTAAGGAAGAATATATTTATTATAGAAAATATTGGACAGTACCTGTTCTTATGACAGGAACACTTAGAAATTCAGATTTTTATAAAGATTATAAAAACCCGAACCCTACGCAGGTGGATTCCAATTTCCAAACTCCACAGACTAAGGGACAAATTCTTTATTCAAGAAGTAGAGATATTACCTTGAATACTGAACTTACCATAGTAGATCCACTTGGTGGAAATATTCTTCCAGATTTCTCTTCTGGAAGTACAGAAGAATCATTTGTTTGGAATGGTTCAAGAAATGCTACAAATCTTGGAGGAGGTAAACTTACTTCGTTCTGTATACATGTAAACCACCCAGATATCCAAGCTATAATTCAAGATACTACTGGACTGTATTATGGACTTTCGGATGCTACACCTACACTTCCTAAAAAGACAGTAAATTCACTGTCCAATCCAAGTGCTGTATACACTCCACCATTTATACTTTCTAAATATATGGCAAGAGATACTGTACAACTTGGGTATTCTCCATTTACCCCAGTAGAGAACTCAGCAACTCTTAGAAATTTTCCAAAGAAACTTGGATTCTCTGCAAATGACAAATACTTAATTGGAGAAGATACTTGTGGTGCATTCCTTTATCTTGCACCTACAACACCTGCTACTTTATCTACAGAAAGTATTGTCTATAACTCAGGAAAAACTCTATCTTCTGAAACAGAACCTATTCTTATTCCAGTTATTTTCCAATGTAGAATGACTGACTACTATGGAGCAGGAGATGATGGTACAGGAAGAATTGGAGGTACTACTACAAAATCTAACCTTGTATATTCAAAAACTATTGGAGTAGATCTTCTTTTGAAGAATGTTCCAGATCTCTTCTCTTTTGATATCACAGTAGAAATGCAATATACTAAAACTACAACTGTTTAATTCTTATGACTACTACACCACTTATACAAAAAATAAAAGGAGGTACTATGATAACATTTCAAAGTGCATATGAAGATATGAATTTGAATATTACTAGTGCCACAGATAGGAAATTTAAATTTTCAAATTTTGCACTTCTTAATCTTCCTGCTATTGCTCCAAGCACTTATCTTAAAAATGCAATTACCCCAGATAATATAGAGGGAAAAGCAGTACAGGGAAGTGCTACCGGGGTAAATCCACTTGATACAGACATCATAGATTTCTCAGAAACTGTACAGAACTATCTCCTGAATCTTGAAGCCTTAATTCTGTCATCTGATGAATATAAAAGAGATGAAGCAAGAACAGTATCTCAGAGAGTCTTTTTTAAATGGCTTAAAGAACTTGGTGCTATCAGATTTATAAAAGCCCCAGATTCTATAAGAAATAATGGAAATAAGTTTATAGAAGAACTTGATTCAGATACTTATTCAAGAGTTGTAAAATATATTGGACATATCGATATGGTAGGTTCAAATTTTGCTTCTTCATCTTCATCTACTGAACTTTACCTGCATGTTCCAAGTGTAAATGGCTCAACACCTACTGTACTTTTTAGTTCTGTATCTGATAAGAATTACTTCCCAGGAATGACTATTGTAAAGAAGTCAGCAGGTATTGAGTATATTAATGGAAGAGATTCTGAGACCACAGGTGTAAGAAATGGAGTTTCTACGCAGGCAATTTATGACTCTGATGTTCCAGAGGGAGTATTTAAATATACAACTAAACCAGAGAACAAATTTTGGATAGGTAATAGAGCATCTGTAAGAACAAATGCATACTTTACAGATACAAATTTCTCTGATGAATCTACCATAGAAATTACAAGAGTAAGAAATGGAAAATCTACTACATTCAAGCGTAGTAATCTTGATGGTATAGAACTTGACCTGGATATTAAATCTTATGTAAGTTCTCTTACTAACAATGCTCCACAGAGTTTTAATGATTTAAATTCTTCTGGAAGTGCTACATCTTTTGAATATAATACTGTTGCTATCTTCTATGACATTGTAGATTCTCAGGACAATGTTCTTGCTACAAACCTTTATGGATTTGTTATTCTTGAAGATATTGTTCCAACTGGCGTAGGTATTTCTACTATTGCTACCACAAAGAAATATAAATCATCAGATGTAACAGGAGATCAAGGTAATGGAATCGGTATCCGTGTAAATATTAAACTTTCCAATGATACTCGTACTATTACACCTGTCTATGAGGTTTCTGTAAATGATTACAATACATTCTCTATGGAACTTTTTGAAAATTCCATAAAGGAGATCATTACACTTAATAAAACCTGTAATACTTTACTTGGAGACAATATCAAACTCTTTGGTTATAATGAAAAATTACAAAGTATTGCTTCGGAGATAATGCTCAAAAATGATGCCTTGCAGAAAGAAGTAAATGATCTTAAAAGTATTATAAGAGAATATGTAGATTCTTCTACGCTTTCTGAGGAACTTGTAAAAATTTCAGATTCCATAAGAGACAGCAGAACTATTGTAGATTCTATTACACCTACAAAGGAAAGCAAACTTCGTAATCATTATGCTACTTTCTCTGTCGGAAATACAATCACTGATCCTGTAACAAATTTAGTACCTGCAACTTCAAGATATGTTATTCATTCATCTGAGGGAAAAACTAAACAATCCTCTTCTCCTCTTGTTATTACCATAGATTCTACAAAGGCATCTATGGAACATAATCAGATGATGGATATCTTATTCAAAGATAAAATTAGACTTAAAGATACAACAGTAGAAGTTTATCTTATGCAAGTAGATGGACTTGGTACACTTTCACAGAAATTACTTTATTCTAAGTATTATACTCTTGGTATAATTGATAATATTTCTATACTTTGTTTAAATCCGATTACTAATGAATACTATTGTAAATAATACAGTCTATAAGATAAATCAAGAATTTACTCTTAAAATTCTTTCTGTACTTGATGAATTTCCTATAACAGAGACAGAGCCTTATTACTCAGTACTCTCTTCTCAACTTATAGAAGATAACTTCATGGACAAACTTACTGTTTTACAGATTAAAAAATTCCTGATGTCATCACTTCCAAGAAAGAAATCAATTAATCTTATAAGAGAATATGATAATTTTTTGGAAGAGTATAAAACCTCAGAAAATGAGTCGGTAAATAAAGATACTAAGGAATAAAGATCTTTCCTTATATTTGTTCTAATTAATATGTGTCTACTTAAAAGCCCAAGTCTATAAAGATCTTAGACTTGGGCTTTGCTTTAATTAAAGTTTATGTTTAAAAAGTAATATTTCTTTATTTAAGAAGTGCTTTTATATATACCTTTGCAGGAGATCCAACATCTTTTGCTTTAAACGGCATACCAATTTTACCTGCTGATGTTGTTATAACTTTTAAGCCTTTAACTTCTGTAACTGTTCCACTAAGTTGAACAAGTTTAAATTCAAGGATTTCTGCAATACTTTCTATTCTTGGTATTCCATACATTGTTCTATCATTATCTCCATTAGTCTCTCCTACAATATTAAGTGCAGTATTCCAGGGAAGCACAGTGTCTATCATATGATCAGATACACCCAGTTTATATTCATTAAGATGTGGAATCCAATCTGTTGCTTTATTTCCAAGTTCAATTTTGTAATTTCTAAGATCCACAGTTACCCCAGGTGTATCACAATTTATTCCCATCCAGCCACTTGGTGCTGTAAAATTTTCTTGTTTAATTCTTATCCAAGAACCAGGAGGAATACTTTTACCCCAGATACTTATATTTGATGTGTGCGTATGTCTAACATCTATACTTCTTGTATGATTACCCAGATTGCTACCTGCAAGGAAAAATCCATAATTTGCAACTACTTTATCTGGATCTGGCGTATATCTAACAAAAAATCCTGTCTCATCTTTCATTATCACTGGAAGTCCCAGTCCTGTATTATTTGGTGTAAGTTTAGGAAGTGCAGAATTTTCTACAAGGTTTGCTCCACCTATAATGATTTCTTTTTGGGGAGAAGTCTGACTACTACTTCCACCTTTTGATAAACTTTTAAGTTTTTCATCAATTTGTGACTTTGTGTAATATTCATTACTGTCAACCACACCTACTGTACCAAATTCAAGAATTTTACTTGCTACAAATTTACCAAGAATTTTATGACCATCTTTATTTGGATGTAGACCATCTATAAAGAACAGTTCATGATTGTAATTGTTAATACCTATTTCTCTTGTATCAATATACCCAATACCATAAAGTTTAGCAATTGATATTACTGCTTCTGCATACTTGTCAGATTCTGGATTTCTATCCACTTGTTCCTTTGGTTTAAAACTTTTAAGTGGAGTTATAAGAATTACCTTAGATTTTGGATACTTAGAAAGCAATTTTTCAAGGAAAAGTTGATAAGCACCATAGAAATTTTTAAAATTTTCATTTGTTATTTTAAATTCTCCAAGTGATCCTTTCTTGGCTATTTCTCCAAGTTTATAATCTCCACTCCCCATATTTCTTTGATCATTAGCACCCATAAAGATGATAATATAATCAGTATCTTCTGGAAGATCATTTACTCTTGGTATTGTAGTGTTATATGGTTGTCCATTATGAACTATAGCCTGAATTGCTGTACCAGGTTGTCCATCTACTTTACCTTTTATACCTCCTGTAAGAGCAAGAAATCTGCCCACCCAAGTATCTTCAAATTCATACCCAGTATCTGAGTTATATTCCGTAGAATTTGTACCCCATGAAGTAATTGAATCTCCTATAAAAGAAATCTTCTTTCCAGATAGTTTATTTTTATCCTGTGGTTCGAGGAGTCCTGGATTTATATTTTTTGGTGTTTTAAGTTTAAGAACTGATCCTACACCATCAGTAGCATAAAGGTCAAATTCTTCATTACTTACTTGTTTAACTATTATACTGGTTTTGATGTTCATTTCATCAGTAGGTATAGGATCATCAGTATTTCCAAGAACATATTGGAATTTACTTGCTATTTTTGTATCGTAGTATGCCATACTTTCTTATTGTTTTTTAAAATTGTTACCTTTTACTATATTGTTTTCCTCAGTAGATGTAGAACCTGATCCACCTCCAGATGAAGATCCACCTCCAGAACTTACATTTTCTATTTTTGTTTTAAGTTCATTGATAGCACTTACAACTGTTTTCCCTGTAGTAGTAAGTTCAGAAATTTCTTTATTTTTAAGATTTGTTTCTATCTCCTGTTCAAGTACTATAAGTTCTCCTCCTGGTTCTTGTATAATTTGACTCCCACTTAGAAGTTCTACTTTGGTTACAATATATTGATGATTTTTTGGAATAGTTATAGTTTCTCCAACAAATTTATATTTTGTACCAATACCAACTTGACTCTTTACAATAGAAAATTTACCATCTCTTTCTGCTCTAAGCATCATCATATCTCCTGCCGAAAATGTACTTGGAAATGTAAGTTTAGAAAGGCCGTTTATATCTTTAAGTCTAATTACTTCTTCTGATAGAAGTTTAAAATTTTCATTTATAATTCTTCTACTACTTGAAAGATCAGTATCTGCTCCAACAAGTTTTATTTTTTGTCTATCTATAAATCTTTGATTATCTGTCATATTTGAGTATTTTTATTTTCAAGTAAGTATTGAGTAAATGCTTCACTGCTGAGTACAGTTATGAGATTTTCTCTCATCTTTATATTTTCATTATTATTTCTATCTCTTATTGTACATCTTACAGAGTACACAGCAGGTGTTATAAATGTATAACTCCAAAGTTCTGTATCAGATATGGCTATCACTTTATCTCCCACAAGAAGTTCCCACTTAAAGTACTCAGGAGCAACCATTGAACTTGCATCTATTGTAAAGAACACATTTGTAAGTGGAGGAATTACACTGCTGGATTGTCTGATTATTGTGTTTGTTCCTGTAAGATATCCAGGTCTTGCACTTGGTTGACAACTTTCAAAAAGGATATTCCAACTTAGATTTTCCCAGATTTTCCAACTGTCCCAGATGTTATAATCTTCCCAATTGCTTCTCTTCTTATCACTTATTATACCTAAGAAATCACTTCCCCAAAGTATACCATTTTTACCATTATCATGAGTAGTAATTACGATATCTATAAATTCATGTCCCTGATCTGCTTTCCTGTAATTAATCTGTCCTCTTATGGCTTCTTCAAGTCCTTGCTCTCTTAGGTACAAGGCTAAACTTTCAAGCGAAGTAATATCCTTTGGAACATAGATTAGATATCCACCCAGCATAAGATATCCACCACCAAGTTCTATGGAATCTATTATTATTTTTTGATGAGTTGATGTATGGAACAGGCAATTTTCCCAAGTAAGGTAAGTTGTTTGATCCCAAGTAGATTTTCCAAGTTCTTTCCAAGACACAGTCGTACTATCTTCGAGCTTTTTCTCTCCTACAAGGGACTTTGAGTATGGAGGAAGTGTAAAACTCCAAGAAGTAACCTTTTCTGTGTCTTCAAAAATACCACCATTGTTGTAGATAGTTTCAAAGTCTCCCTCCAAATCTTTCCAAGTTAGATTTTTCATTCCTTGCCATCTTTGTAAATTTGGATCTACATATTTGTACAGATGATAAAAATCTACTTCTGGAACTCTTACTTCTACATAATCAGTTTTTGAAAGAATAAGACCACCATACTTAAAGACTTCACATTTTACACTATAAGTTCCTGAATATGGAAGAATAAGTTCAAGGACATTGATTGTTTTTATTTTTTGAACCTCTTCATATTTAAAGTTTGTTTTTGTCTTTCCACCCTGCATAAGGACTGTCCACTTAACTTCATAATAATCACTTATGAACATTTTGTCCCATGTAATATCATCTTCTCCTTTAAATCTTTCCCAAGTAATATCAAAAACTGTCCAATCCTTATCAAATGTAGTATGTGATACTTTAAGTAAATGACCAATTATTACTTTCCCATCTTCTTTAACTTCCCAAGATGAAAGATTCATATGTGAGAAGTAGCCAAGTGCTGTATGACTCTTTGGATTAAAACCAGTGTGAAGATCTCTGTCCTCTCCGTAAGAGTATTTAAGCAGATCATTTCTTAGATCTTTTATGTAGCCAACTTTTCCAGAGAGGATCTCCATTTTTACATCTTCTCCCTCATCAATTACACAACTTCGTGTTTTATCTACCCAAGTACTCACAAGATTTGTACATGAGAAGTAATGTTCTCCTACTATATCAATAAGTTTACTTGCTCCACCTATACCCTTATTTTTGATATATCTCCCAAGAGCAAATAACTTTATTATGATTTCATCATTTGAAAAAGAGAAATTTCTCTTTCTCTTTTCTGTTCCAAACTCATCAAAACCATCTGGAACTGTTATATCATAGAAGAGTCCAAACATAGATGTCTTCTGTAAGACACCATTAATTATATTATTTCCATGTTTTTCATAACTGTCTACAGGTTCATAACTACCTACTCCAGTTTTTATATTCTTGAAGTATTCTTTTACTCTAAGATCAGAATATCCAAAAAATTTAAGTATATTTAGAACACCTTTATAACTTCCTATAAATGGCTTTATGTTATGTGCTTCAAGTAAGAACTCTTTACGCTTAGCATTTAGTTTTTTAAAGTCGATACCTGCTCCTGTTATATCAGTATCTCTAAGAATTTTATATTCCTCTTCTCCTATGTCTTCTCCTATGTTTGAAAGAAGATCTACAAGTCTGTCATCTTCTCCTGTAAATTCAGCATGTACCGTAAGAGATATAAGAATATCATCTATTTTTATAAAGATGTAATCTGTATATACACCAGCCTCTTTACCCTCAATAAGATAATTTATACGGAGAGAAGTACTTGGAAAAGATTCAACAGGAGAAAGAGTTTTACTGTCAGAAAGTTCTACTACAGAATTTTCTTTCACATCATAGAACTTTATAGCAGAAAATTCTGTACCTATTTCTATATCCTCCTTACTTTTTGGATATCCAAAATTTTCTCCTATTTTTTCTACAATATGTAAACTTTCTGAGGCTACAAGACCTACGCTACTACTTTCAAGAAAGATTGTACCTGAGTAGTAATCTTTCTTGTCTGTGGTACTTAAGTGTAATTGCTCTCCTTTATTATTAAAAAATAGTAACTCTTTCATCTTTTAATCAAATATCATAAATCCAGCATCTTCCTCTTGTGCTTTCCATTTCTCCTCAATTTTTTCTATCATACTTTCTCCCTCACTACGGAGATCAGATATTTCAAGAGAAAATCCACCAAGAAGTTTAACATTACTGAATCCAATTACTCTACTTATATTCTTTTTAAGTTCTCCAACAACATAATCTTCAAAATCTACCATAGAATAAAGATACTCCTGAGGGATAGTTACAGTTATCTCTGCTACAAGATCTCTACCTGGAAGAGTAGCACCTCTTACAGTAAGTGCTTTTGTATATTCATTATAATTATAACCGATTGTATCCAGAATAAATCTGTTTCTAAATTCTTGAGTACTGGCAAGTGCCACACTTGAAAGCATAGAATCTGTGTTACCCCAGATCATACTTGCGTAGAGGAAAGATTGTGCACCAAAGTCCGTGTCCCAGATGATGTCATTTGCCCAACCTGGTACAGTATGTGAAAGTTTAGTCACTGCTATTACACACTCTGGAAGAAGTATCTGTCTTTTTTGTTTATATAGACATGTAGATAAGAGATCAGGCTTAAGAATTAAGAGATCTGGATAGCTGCATCTATCATCATTATCCCAAAATCTTCTGGCTACTGTATCTACAAGTTTTTCAGCATATTTCATGTTACTGACAGCAGGAAGTGAATATCCATCCGTTGCCATCAATATACAATGTTCAACAAATTCTTGTTTTGTCATGGAGAAAATATTTGAATATGTATCCACTTTTAAAGTGTATTATTTATAAGAATATTTTAAAAAATAAAAGCATATGGCAAAAGTAAAAAATTTTACAGGTAACCATACTGATTATGGACAGATAAATGATCACTTGTCCAGTATTGGTATAGATGGTACTGTTCTTGAAAATTATCAAGAAGCAGGAATTAAAGATTGGATACACACAGGCTGTTATCTTTTTAATGCTCAGATTGGAGGTAGTATCTTCAGAGGTATTCCAACTGGAAGAATTGTAACTATTGCAGGAGATCCAAAAACAGGGAAATCTTTTCTTACCTTAAACATAATAGCAAATGCACAGAAAGAGGGTTATTTTGTGGTTCTTTACGAAACAGAAAATTCCCCAGATAAAGATAGATTTAAAAGTCAGCATGTAAATGAGAAAATGCTCAGAGTTATACAGCCCGAGACTCCAAATGAAATTACAACATCTATTGTAAAACTTACAGAATCACTCTTACAGACCAAAGAGGCTGGAAAAGAAATTCCAAAAATAATGATTGTTGTCGATTCTATTTCTGCTCTTGTATCAGATAAAACTCTTAAAGATGCTAAAACAGGAGATATAAAAACAGATATGGGTTCACTTGCCAGAGAACTTAAACAGATGTACAATATTGCAAGTAAAAGAATAGGTAAACTTGATATTCCAATGATATGTACAGCCCATGTTTATGAAAGAGATTCTGCAATGGGCAATTATAAAGAGATTGTGGTAAATGGAGGACAGGGTACAATTTATTACTCTTCTTTCATCACATATCTTAAAAAGAAATTTGAAAAAGAAGATCATGGTGATGAATATGATGCTTCCTTTAAGAAGAAGACAGGTATCATTGTAACTTCTAAAAATATAGAGGGTAGATTTACAAAACCTGTCGATATCTATATGAAAATCGATTTCTTAAAAGGAATGAATCCATACTTGGGACTTGAACATTTTGTAAGTATAGAAAGATGTGGAATTGGAAAAGGTAGACTGATGGATTACTTCTATATCCATAAAAAACTTGTAGATAAGAAAATTCTTAAAGAAGATGAACTTCTTTCTACTCCTTTCACTTTTAAGCAGGTTTATGATGTCATCAATAAAGATGAGAAAACCTATGCTATTCGTAACTTTGAAAGAGCAATTGAACTTGGACATATTGTAGTTGTAGATGAAGCAGATGGTCTCTTAGAGAACAGAAAATATATGATCTCTGACAGTGTTCTTGAACTTGCAGATCTTCCTAAGTACTACATAGGTGTTCCAAATGCTTCAAGTCCAGCATACGCTGTTGAACATCTTGGAAAAACAGTTAAATTTAAAGAACTTTTCAATGATGTTGTATTTACAGATGAAGTGCTTCATAAACTTGACAAATATATTGAACCTGCATTCTCTTTTGGAGAAGATGATAAAATTGATGAACATCAGGTTTTTGAAAGTGATGATGAAGATGAAGACCTTGAATATATTAACTCACTTGAATTTTAAAAGAAATGACAATAGCAGATTATTTTAAAAGATATAAAACACTTATCGATGTAGAAGATGTAGAGAATCTACCTATGAAATTTACTACATCTTCTGTAATTGATACAGAACCAGATTCCATTCTTTACTTTGGATTTTATAAACCTAAAAAGAAGACAGTAACTTTGGAATTTCTAAGGCAGGTATTTCCTGCTTTTCCAGATGATGGAATCTTAAAGTCACTTGATATGCTCGACATTTTGGGCTTCATTAAGTACTCTGATGAACAGGAGACATATTCTCTTGCTTAAAGAACTGACCGTTCAATTTTTTCTTTTATATGCAGACTCCCAACCGAATAATAGTAAGTTGGGAGTCTTTTTTTAAATTTAAAATTCAAATTTAATAACAATGAAAAACTCTATCTATTTCCTTTAAGTCTTTCTTTAAGTTCTTTTATTGTTACAGTTTCTACCTTTACAGGTTTCTCTTTCTTTCCAATCTTATAATCTGGATTCATTGCTTTCTTATACAAGTAGTAAACTTCTTGAATATTCTTCTTTTCAAGGAATTTATTTGTAAATACACAAAGTTTCCACCAATCTGTATATGTGATTATTTCTGGCTGTGTTTTTATCCTTGATGGAATATAACTACGGATAGCAAATTCCCAACCAAGATTTCTGGCTATCATTTTATTAACACTGTAAAACAGGGGAAGAAGTCTCTGTCTACCATCTTTACCCTCCATAAGTTTTCGAATATTTCCTCTTATTATAAGAGTATCAAATTTTTTCCAAACTATGTCCAAATATGCAAGTCTAATCTTTGGAGGCATAAATGTAAGATTTATACCAATTGGATTTACTTTACCATCTTTTGTCTTTCTATGACCTATACAGAGCATTATCGGAAGAGCCGAGTAGAAATCCAGTTCTTCTTTATACTTAGGATCAGAATAATCAAATGAGTAAATCTTACCCACTTGAAGAATAGCTCCAGATGAATCCTGTTCAAAAGGTTTTGTATTTCTTTTTATATAGGTCTCTGTAAACCATTTTTCAGAAGCACTTCTGAGTG